AACGGTCCCTCGACCACCCCGAAGGATGGGATCACCACCTGCCATTCCGGCACCTCGCCGCCAAAGAAGATCGCCCGCGCCCGGGCATCGGTGCTGGCGTCGCGGAACACGCCCGATCCGCTGACCGACGCCGATTTCACCCCGGCCCCCGCCAGCAGCTCGCGCCAGCCGCCCGCGCTCTCAAGGCTCGTCACATCCACCGTCTCGGCGTTGAAGCTGATCCGCGTCGCCCGCAGCCCCGCCACCGTCTCGAAACTGCCGTCCCCCGTCAGATCGACCTTCAGCAAAAGATCGCGCCCGTTCTGCACTGCCATGGTCTACTCCTGATCCTCGATCCGCGCCCGGAAGATCAGGTCGATCCGCCGCACGTCGCCTTCATCCACCCGTCGCGCGCTCGCCTTGACGAACCGCATGGCCACCAGCCGCCCGCGCGCGATCGCGCCGGAAAACCCGGTCAGCGCATCCGACACCGCCACCGCCACGCCCTTGGCCGCCGCAAACCCCGTGGCGTCCGAGATGACCGACACCTCGACGGCATGCGCCGCCCCGCCGCCCGTCCGGTCGGACTGGTCGGTCACCTCCTCGGGCCCGATCAGCACGAAGGTCCCCGCGCCGCCCCCCGAAGGCACCGCGTCAAAGACCGGCACCCCCGCAAGTGCGGGCCATCCGGTCAGCCGCGCATAGACCGCAGCCTGCAAGGCCGCCGCCGCCCCATAGCTCATGCCGGCACCTCCTCGCGCGCGGAACAGACCAGATGGCGCCCCTGCGGATCGCGCTCGGTCACCGCCAGAACGGTGAAGAGCCGCGTCCCGTCCCGCAGCCGGCTGCCCGCCAGGGGCCGCGCCGGCGACCCCACGGGCGCGCCCCGAACCGTCACGCGATAGGCCGTCGAGGCAAGGGTGATCTCCTCGCCCGCCTCCTCGCGCCCCGCCCCGGGCACGACCTCGGCCCACAGGACGCCCGCGATCACCCAGCTCTCGGCATAGCCGCCCGCGCCATCCGGCACCGTCACGGGCCGTTCCAGCACCAGACGGCGGTTCAGGTTCGGCACCCTCATGCGCGCCCCCCCAGTGTGCGGACCGTGCGCCAGCGGCTGATCAGGTCAGCCACCCCGCCCGGAATCCCAAGGCCACCGCCATCGTGCCGATGCTCGTAGCGGTGCGCGGCCAGCATCAGCACGGCCACCGCCAGATCCTTCGGCACCGCCGACCAGACCCCGAAGCCCGCGTCGAACACCACCTCGACCCGCCCCCCGTGCGGCACCGACGGCAGCAGGAACCCCGCCCCCTCCAGCTTTGGCCGCTGCATGTCGGGCACCAGCCGCCAGCGGTCCGCCGGCACCACCGTGGCAGCCCCCGTCCCGTCGAACACGGTCACGGACACCACGGCGCTGACCGGCGCCACGGGCAGCGCCTGCGCGTCCCGGTCCCGCCAATCGGCCAGCCGCAGCCGGAACCGACGCCCGATCACCGCCTTGCCGGTGCGCCCCTCGACGGCCGCCAGCGCGCCCCGCAGATGCGCCTCCAGCAGGCCGTCCTGCATCCCGTCGTCGGCAAACCCCGTGCCCAGCCGCAGCTGCGACTTCAGGTCGTCCAGGGGCAGCGCCGCCAGCGCCACCCCCGTCTCTTCGGTCAGCACCATCTTGTCCCTCCACCACCCCCAGGGTTCCGGCAAGGACGCGCGCCCCGCACCGCCCGGTGGAGGGGGGGAAGCAGCCGATCGGCACGGGAAACCGGCGCGCGTCCAGGACCGGGGTCGCCCCCGGTGGCGTCAGCGATCCGTCACGAGACGGCGAACCGCAGAAGCTTGATGGCGGCAAAGTCCGTCACATCGCCGCCCACACGCTTGGACGCGTAGAACAGCACATGGGGCTTCGCGCTGAAGGGATCGCGCAGGATGCGCAGGTCCGGGCGCTCCGCGATGGTATAGGCCGCGCGGAAATCGCCGAAGGCGATGGCATGGGCACCCGCCCCCACATCCGGCATGTCCTCAAGGATCAGCACCGGATAGCCCATCAGCACCGCAGGCTGGCCCTGCTGCAGCCCGTCGGCCCACAGGAACCGCCCGTCGGCATCCTTCAGCTTGCGCACGGCCCCCGCGGTCTTGCTGTTCATCACGAAGGTCGCATTGGCCCGGTAGTCTGCCGCCAGCGCATAGACGAGGTTCACGATGCAGTCGGCCGCGTTCGTCGTCGGGAAATCCGCCGCCGCCCCCGACGGCACATAGCCGATGTTGCCCCAGGTCCAGACCGCATTCGCGACCTTCGGGGGCAGCAGGAAGCCCTTCGGCTTGTCCACCCCGTCCCCATTCACGAAGGCCGCGGCCTCGGCCCGGATGAACCGCTGCGCGATCTTGCCCGCCAGCCAGCCTTCCACGTCAAAGGCCGTGTCGTCGAGGATCCGCTGGCTCGCCTTCGGCATCGCCGCCAGTTCGTGCAGCCGGATCGAGATCCGCTCGATCAGCGGCGTCGAGGTCTCGACCGTCGCCGGGTTCTCCTGCGCCCAGGCGCTGCCCGGATCGGTGCGGTCGATCAGCACGTCAAAGTTCGCTGCATCCACGTTGACCACATTGGCCACCGCCCGCAGGCTCGACGTGGTCGACAGCATCGACCGGATCGTGTCGGTCATCTGCGGGTTCAGCAGGAAGCCGCCGTCGCCGTTCACCGCGGTCGACAGCGCCTTGCCCTCCAGCACCAGCCCGCGCAGCCCGTCGTCATCGCCATGCCGCAGATAGGCCCCCATGGCCTTCTGGTGCGGCACCTCCACCTCGGCCCCGGTGGACAGCACCGGGCGCGAAAGGGTCGTCGTCTTGCGATCCAGCATCATCAGCCGCTCTTCCTGTTGTTGCAACGCCATCTTCACTTCGGCCTGAAAGCCGTTGAGTTCGCGCACGAACTCATCCTCGCCCGCCTCCACGGCGGCCGCTGTCGTCGTCTTCACCATCGCTTGTCCCCGCTACTGGCCCCGCAGCGCGCCGCGCGCCGCGCGCAACGCCTCCGTCCTTGCCGCCCAGGGCGCGCGGCCAAGGGCATCCTTCGCCGCCGCCCGCGCCTCGGGCAGCATCGGGAAGGTCACCAGCGACACCTCCCAAAGATCGATCTCGTCCAGCAGCCGCCCCTTGGCGTCGCGCGACGCGCGCACGGTGCGATAGCCGATCGACAGCCCGTCAAGCGCTCCCGCCGCCATCAGCGCCAGGGCCTCGCGCCCCTGCGCCACGGCATCGAGGATCCGCCCGCGCACCCAAAGCCCGCGCGCGTCCTCGCGCACCTCGTCCCAGACCCCGATGGGCCGGGCAGGATCATGCTGCCACAGCATCTTCACCCGCCGCCCCGCCCCGGCCAGCCGCGCCAGCGACGCCGCATAAGCCCCCGGCTGCACGATGTCCCCGCCCTGGTCGCGCAGCCCGAAGACCGACGCATAGCCCTCGACAACGCCGCCCGCGACCGCGAACTTGACCTCCAGCCGCACCGGCTCGCCCGGTCTCACCTGCTCCATGTGATCGCCTCCGCCACGATGGTCTCGATCCCGTAGGTCAGAAGGAAGGTCGCCACGCCGACCACCCCCACCCACATCCGCTTCTCCATCCGCTCGAGCGCCGCCTCGATCAGCCCAAGCCGGTATTCCAGCGCCAGCCACCGCTCGGCCGCCACCCGCTCGTTCGCCTCGATCCGCGCATTCGCCGCGTCGAAACTCTCATACAGAAACCGGCTCCCGCCTTCCGCCCGCCCGGCCGCCGCCGTCATGCTCCGGGCTCCTCCGGCAGACCCAGAAGCACCCGCTTCTCGGCATCCGTCAGAAAGGACGCCGCCCCGATCCGCGCCCATTGCTGGTCGCGCTCTACCGCCAGCGCCGGCACCTGATCCACATCCACGCGCAACTCCACGCCCACGCCCATATGCGTCGCAAGCCAGGCCGACAGATCGGCCAGCACCTTCGCGGCCAGGGGCAGCACCGTCAGCCGCATGAAGGCCCGGCTCGCCTCCTGATAGTTGGCATAGGTCGCATCGCCCGGGATCCCGATCAGCATCGGCGGCACCCCGAAGGCCATCGCGATCTCGCGCGCCGCGGCCTCCTTGGTCTTCTGGAACTCCATGTCCGACGGGCTGAACCCCATCGGCTTCCAGTCAAGGCCCCCCTCCAGCAGCATCGGCCGCCCGGCGTTCCGCGCGCCCTGATGATGCGTCTCGATCTCGACCTGCAGCCGGTCGAACTGGTCCGCGCTCAGCGTCCCGGCCCCGTCCACCCCCTTGTAGACGATTGCGCCACTCGGCCGCGCGGCATTGTCCAGAAGCGCCTTCGACCAGGCGCTCGCGCTCGAATGCACGTCGATTGCCACCGCCGCCGCCTGCAGGGGCGACAGACCGTAATGATCGTCCGCCGGATGAAAGGCCTTCAGATGACACACCGGGCTCACCTCGCCCACGGCAAAGCGGTGCCGTCTGGCCCCCACCGCGTATTCATAGGCCACCGGCCAGCCATCCGCGCCCGGCACCACGCTCATCCGGTCGGGCCGCAGCACATGCAGCTCGGCCACGCCCCCGTCGCCGCCCGCCACCGCCTCGACATAGGCGTTCCCCGCCAGACTCAGGTGCCCGTAGACCGCCTCGAGGAATTCCGCCCGCCCCTGCGCCCCGTTTGGCCGCGCCAGCAGGCCCAGCACGGGGTGCACCTCATAGCGCCGTTCGGCATCCTGCGCGATCACCGGCAGTGCCGCCGCCGCCTCGGCGATCACCTTGACCGCCCGAAACCCCACCGGGTTGCCCTGAAACCCGTTGCGCACCAGGCTTCCGATGTCCCGAGGGCTCCACGCCACCCGCCCCGAGGTGCCAAAGGCCACCACCCGACCCGCCGCACTCGCCTTCACCTCCGCGACCGGAGCCACCGCCTTCTCCCTGCGAAACCCGAACATCGCCGCTCCTTCGCCCAACCGTGATGGAAAAGGGGGCGCGAACGCCCCCCTCTTTCCGGACCAAAATACTCCGGGGTGCGGGGCAG